CAACGCTCTTACTATTGTTAAGGGAATTCTTTCGGACAATATTCACATCGGTATATCGATGTTAAATGAGATTTTTGAAAGAGTTGCTTTGCAACCTAGTGGTAAGTTAGCTACGGCAGAAGATAACTCGCTTTTGGGTCTTGTAATGTTGATGTATTTTTATTATTACCACTGTGATGGGGATAGAAATTTCTTTGATGAAATTCTTCCATTGGTATATGGAGATGATATACTCGCATCCGTTAAACCAGAAGTTAAGTCTTGGTTCAACAATGTCGAATATCAGAACTTTTGTAGTAAACATTATGGCATAACTTTTACATCAGCTTCAAAGAGCACCGATATGGAAATGTTTTTAGACATGGATCATGCGAGCTTTCTTAAGAGAAAATTTGTGTATTCACCCACGTTTAAAAAATATGTGGGTCCCTTAGATTTGAATTCCCTTTATAAATCTTTGGAATGGTCTATTCCGTCTTCATTTGTGAGTAAGGAGGAACAGTTGCACAGCACTTTCAATTCGTTTCTCACTGAGTCAATTCTTCATATTAATGATGAAGTTTCTTTTAATAAGTTAAGGAACACTTGCATTAATATCATGGGATTGATTCACCCTCTTTTCCCAGTACAATTTCGAGAGTACTGGGACATTCGAGCTTCAATGTCTTTATAGACATTGAGCTCTTTAAGACAGACAAGTCTATAAAATCCATGTGTGGTTAATTGTTTCTAAAATTACACATGTCTCAAGTGGAGGATTTCTGTCCAAGTTGTAGGACCTCGCCACTTTAAATAAAGGAAAAACCTTCGAAACTTCGGAATTCCCTTATCCAGGAACCCGGTCAAACAACTAGTGGATACAAAATACTCTTTTGAACAAAAACCTACTCAAATTAATTTTTGATGTTGCTTCTAGTCGTGCAACATTTAAAAGATTTGAGCGTATATCTTTACGACTTAATACTGAATCAAATATTGATCAGCAAATGGCAACCGGATCTCTTGATATGAAAGAGAGCACCGAAAATATTACTGATG